AGCTTGACGTGATTGAAATCGCGTTTCATCCCGTCGACTTTAGCGAGTCGGCTTCGGCATGAGTTGGGCTTATTGGAAGCAGGTTTTGATTGCGTTGGATCAGGTGCTGAACGCGCTTTTGTGCGGATACGCGGACGGCTAGGCCGATATAACATCAACTCGTAAAACAAACTAGGAGTTGATATGAAAAACACTTCAGGTCTCGGCTCAGGATGGACGGCAAAATGCGCCCACTGTGGAAAAACCTTTCATTGCGTCTCGGTCAAACAAAAGTATTGCTCGGACGAGTGCTCGTTTCTAGCACGTTGCAAGCCGCAACCTTCTGGCTGTATTGAGTGGCAAGGAAATGTAAACAATCAGAGCTATGGTGTGCTTAGGGCATCAATCAACGGGGAGCCGCGCAAGATTGTTCAGGCGCACCGTTATGCGTGGTTTAGAGCGCACGGGAACGTACCTAAGAATATGTGCATTTGTCACAAGTGTGATAACCGGAAGTGCGTGAATGTCGAGCACATGTTTTTAGGGACATGGGCGGACAACAATCACGACCGCTCGCAGAAAGGCAGATCGGGAAGCCGCGTTTATACCGATGCTGAAAGAGAGCGTTATTCGACCATGAATCAAGGGGAGAAAAACAACTCTGCAAAATTGACAGAAGATAAAGTTCGTGAAATCAAACTGCTTCGCGGAACCATGCCTAGAAAGGCAGTTGCTGAAAAATTCGGCGTAACAGTTGCATGTATTAAATCAATTTACGGGGGTTATACGTGGAAACGCGTCAAAATTTAGCATGGCAAAAACATTTATTCGTAACGGTAAACAGCTTTTGATAGCGGCGGATCAGACGATCAATTGCTTGATCTTCCTATTTGCAAAAAATGAGCCGTGGCGACCTTGGAGCGATGAAAGTTTGAGCTCTCATTGCTTTCGCTTTGAGAAGGAAAAGGGCATCGCGTGGCCGCGCCGACTGATCGACGGGCTACTTTTTTTTGACAAGGATCATTGCCGAACCAGCTACGAAAGCGAGCTTGAGCGACGTCAACTTCCGCCAAGTATGAGGGGGGAGAGATGACTGTGAAGCTCGATTTTCACATCGATCAGGGCACCGACTGTCGGTGCCCTTTGTGTTTTTTGGACGACTACTCAGAACTCGATTTGACTGGGTGCACAGCGCGCATGGAGGTGCGTCCATCTGCATCAAGTGAGAGAGTGGTCGATTTGCTCACAACCGAGAACGGGCGCATCACTATCCGCGGATCATCTCTCACAGTGTACTGGCCGCATGCCGTAACTGAAGCCCTTCCTGAAGGCGCTTGGGTTTATGACCTCGAGCTCGTTACGTCTGGCGGTGAGGTGACTCGAGTGCTCTGCGGCCGCTTAATTGTCTCGAAGGAGGTGACCAGATGGCCTTATCCGGAAACTGCATGATCCCACCGCTCGGGGAGTGCTGCCAGCCAAATTTTGGTCGTCGAATCGTTCGTGTAAGTGTTCCCGGCCTCCAAGGCCCCCCTGGCCAAAAAGGGTCTCAGGGTTTTTCTTGTCGCTTCTGCAGTTCCCTCGACCCGGAGCAGACAGCGTCGCTCACAAATCTACAACCTGCGGTCGGAGCCCAAGCGGGCGATCAGGTTGTCAACTCATCGGGGCAACTTTTTCTCATTACCGCCGTCTCGGAGTCGACTTTCACCGTCGGTGAAGTTGTCGGCACAGTAGGTGTGCAGATTGATGATGAAAGGGATGGTCCCGACACAACGTGGTCTGGTGCGAAGCTTGCGGCGCATTTCGGTGAACCTCACGACTTTGTCCAGACTTTTGAAGCTGCTCTATCCGAGTCAAACTTTATGGAGAAAATAAACAATGGCTGATGAAGTTAAGTCAATTGACACGCGTACAAACGAGGGCTTTGCCCGGGTTGGTGCGGAGTTTAAGTCTGTCCGCGCCGAAATCGTAGCAGGCGGTCAGGCAACGTCTGCCGATAAGGTTTCGTACGGTGATAAGACCGTACAGCAAGCGCTCGACGATCTGAACTACAAAGCGATCGCGATTAATTCGTTCACTAATGACGTTGGTACCGTCGAAATGGGATCGACAGTCACTGACGTGACGCTGAGCTACAGCTTCAACAAGACGGCAAAGAGCCTCACACTTGATGGCACTGCAATTGATGTTGCTTCTACGAAGCAAGTACTTACTGGGCTGACGATCACTGCGAACAAGACTTACACCTTGACCGCCACCGACGATCGAGACGCCAAAGCCACTAAGACCACGTCAATCAGCTTTCTCAATGGCTGCTACTACGGTGTGGGCACAGTTGACGTTGATGGCGCTGATAAAGCATTCGTCGCAGGCCTTACGAAGGTACTTTCGGGCTCACGTGCCCGCACGATCGATGTCACAGCTGGAGAAGGTGAGTTTATCTACTACGCCATTCCTCATCGTCTTGGCACGCCATCGTTTACGGTTGGTGGGTTTGAAGGTGGTTTTAGTCTGCTTAAGACCTTCGACTACGAAAATCCGGCAGGCTATACCGAGTCCTACGACGTCTACAAGTCGACGAATGCGAATCTTGGCGCAACGAAGGTTGTCATTGCTTAATTAAATTGAAGGGGGATCTTTAAAAATGGCAGTCTATCTCATCGACAAAATCAAACCGAAAAACAACGGCACATTCGGCATGGCTGATACTGTCGACATCGATCATTCCGATGGGCGGCGGTTGGATGTCGTTTTGGACGAAATTGCTGAAAAAGCAGACGGCGGCGGAACAGCAGTGACGGCGCTCACGAAGCGGGTCGAAACAGCAGAAGGTAAGATCGCTGCAGCTGAAAATGCACTAGCGAAGAAAGTTGAGATCAACGACGCGGATACCTCTGCGACGGCAACATACTCAAGTACAAAGATTGAAGACGCGATCACGGCTGCGAAGCAGGCCGTAAAGGACGAGTTGCTCGATGGCGCGGGTGATAAGTTCGATACTCTGAAAGAACTTCAAGACGCAATCACAACTAATAAAGATGCAATTACTGCGCTCAATGAGGTGGCTGGCGCTCACATCCGCTACGATCAAGCTCAGACAATCACAGACGCTCAGAAGAAGCAAGCACGCGATAACGTCGGCGCTGCCTCCGATAGTGACTTGGTGACCGGTCTTGCTTCGAAGCTTGATGCTACAGTGCTTAAGGCGCCTGCTGCAGAAGGTGAAAAGGTCGCACTTTCGTCGCTGACGGCGGAAGGTGAGTACATCGTTACCTCGCCCACCGAACGCCCGACGAATTTCAGCGCTGATCCGCTTCTTGTGAGCGTTCGACGTAAAGGTTCTGTTATCGTCCAGCTCGTCGGTGGTATAGATGACAGTCGGTATCAGCTGTACGGCCGAATTGGCACGATCACTGCCGCGGCTGGTGATACGCCGGAATCGATTACGTGGACTGACTTTTCTGAGATTGGCGCCCAGCCCGATCTCTCGGGATACGCCACGAAGACAGAGCTCAACAACGTCAAGTCGACTGCCGATGCTGCACAGACAGCTGCTGCGACCAACGCATCGACAATCGCAAGCGTGAAGACAACTGTTGATGGTCACACGTCAAAACTCTCGACTATCGAAAATCAGGTCGGCACGAACACAGCAGCAATCCAGGCAAATGCTTCAGACATCGCGACGCTTAGGACCGCTCTTGGAGCTTCGACTGATTTTGTTGCGACCTTTGAGGCTGCATTGAAGTAGGGGATGTAATGACAGACGCCGCATACGATGCCGGCGATCTGCTCGTCAAAGCGGCGGCCTTCATGGCTGCCGCACGGGCGCTCGGCTCGACTTCTGAAGAAATCAATCTAGCAGTCGAGCGCATCGCAGCTGAGTTCAAGACAGTGCGATCAGAGATCTCATCTGGCTCTAACTATGCAGATCGCATAAATGCTTTGGAAACTGCGGTCACGGAGCTCACTCAAAATCAAGCGCAGATTGCAAATGCATTAGCCAAACTCGGCGGGCAGACGCAGCCCTTTTAACACGAGCCCGCAGGCCAAAACCCTGCGGGTTTTTTTATTGGACACGAAAGATGATTTCTGAAGACTTGAAAAAGATGCTCGCTTCGCTCGGCGTGAGCGCTGAAGAGCTGAAGGATGCTGCGCTTTATCGAGCGCAGGCGTGGCTTGACGACCAGAAAACCTCACTTGATACGGAGACACGGAGAAAGTGTCGCATGTTCTGGGGGGCTGTCTGCATTGTGTCGTCGGCTCTATGTTGCATCGCGGGATGGTACCTCCACGCTTTTGTGGGGTAATTCATGCTCCACGATCTACTCCCAAAAACTGTCGAAGGTGCGCTGGCAGTACTAGGCGGTTGGCTAGGTCTGATTTGGAGCGCAACACTTCAGAACGTCGCTCCCCTTGCGTGGTGGTTTGCGATCTTTGTGATCGCTGACCTCATCACGGGCGTGTGGGCAGGAATTAAAACTACCGGCTTTTCTTCGAAGACGTTGTATTCCGGCATGGTGAAGAAAGGGATTGCCTTTTTCATCATCATATTGGCACATGGGCTCGACGTGAGTTTTTGGTATGTGCTCAAAGATCTTCCTGTCTTTCAGTCGGTCACGCTCTGCGCGTACTGCTGCGGCGAGTTTGGGTCGATCGTGGAAAACATCGAGCGTGCTGGATACGGCGACGCGTTGCCGCCCGCTTTAAGAAAGATCTTTATGACGCTGGAAGAAAGACTGACCAATGCAGTCGATAAGAAACTCGACGCTGTTGGTCTTGAAGACAAGGAAGATAAAAAATGAATTTTGATAGTTATAGCTACGAACTAGCTATGCATTTCGTTAAGGCTGAAGAGACATTGCGCCTCAAAGCATACAAGTGTCCGAAGGGGGTTTGGACTATAGGTTGGGGGCATACCGGAGACGTCAAAGAGGGAGACACCTGCACCAAGGCGCAGGCCGATGTGTGGATTCGCAGTGACTTGCAGTCTGCACAAACCGGCCTTGCAAAGTACATCAACGTCCCTGTTTCAGCAAATCAGTTCATTGCGCTGCTGAGCTTGGCATACAACATGGGCGCTGAGGGCGTTGTTCAAAAGTGCCCCAAGATGCTGCGCGCGCTCAATGCTGGCGATTACGAAACAGCAGCTGATGAGTTTTTGGACGTCACCAATGGAGGGCTGGCGGGGCTTGTCGCTCGTCGTCGCAGAGAGGCCGAGTTGATGCGCCAGGGGTGAGTATGCTCATAGCGCCCCACGAGCACCAACATGAAATCCAAAGAGCAATTGATGAAACTCGATAAAACGATCACGTTCTGGAAAGGGTTTGCTAGCGGTTTTGCTGCAGCCGTGATTGGCGTGGCGGGG